TAATCTTTTAGCAATTGCTACCTGCGAAGGCGTGAGTTTTACAGTTTTTCTGCGTCCGGTTGAGGCTGAACGTTTAGCCGAAGCTACATTTTGAGTAGGTCTTACTCTTTCTGTAGTAGTATCTTCTACCTTATCAAATTTATGCGGAAATTCAAGTCTTATTCTTTTATCAACTTCTGCATAATATTCGTCAGATTTAGGATCATAGCCTTCTTGCTCTACAAGTGTTTTATGTAGGTCAAAAGCCGTGTAAGTCATTGCTGAATCATTACCAAACCAAGCATTTTTAGCTGCCCATTCCTCTGCTTTAGGATCAGTAGCTGCTGTTTGAGTTGGTCTTTGAGGTGCAATATTTACATTTTTAACAGGTTCTGGTTTAGACGCTTCAGCAACTTTCATTGCATTTAGTCTTGCCCCATCCATTGTTAAATTTGCAATCTGTTCCTGCGCTGCAATTTGAGCTTCAACATTTTGAGATTCAATAGCATTTTTTAAAGCTAACTTGGCTGCTGCCATATTAGTTTTTACTCTTGATTCAAACTCTGAAGTGTAAGACTTATCTAGTTTAGATAATCTTCCTTCTAGTTCACTTTTTTGTTGATTGGTTGCTTCTGCAAAGGCAATAGCTTCTTCTCTTTGCCTTTCAGCTTCACGCATTTTACGAGTTAATTTAGCAATACGTTTTTGAACGCCTTCACTATATTCTTTTAACTCATCAGGTTCTGCTTTTTTTTCTAGTTTAGTTTCTCTTTCGTTTTCAAAAGTTTTGTCGACTCCAGATACTTCTTCAACTTCTATTTTTTCTTCAGCAGGTGCTTCAACTTTTTCTGGCTCACCTTTATCGTCTAAATCAATTTCAGCACCGACTGTTTCGCCGACGTCAATTAATTCTTCTGAAGGTTTCTTATTTTCGTTCTCTGTTGGCATAGTTTCCTTCCTATGTTGTTAAATGTAATGAAGAACTGATTCAGGATCACCTATGGTCCCTAACACTTCATCATCGTTTAGTATTCGCACTTCTCCACCTTCAATCGGTAAACGTGAACCAGCATATCTGGCAAACATTACCCAATCTCCTACTTTGCACCACGGCTTACCAAATTTTTCTTTGTCAGCGTATGCAAGATCTCCCATTTTTAAAACATAACCACAAGTAGTTGCGATTCTAGCTTTATCTAATTGTTCTTGAGAGAATAAAATTCCGCCTTTAGTTTTTTCTTTTGGTGTAAAAGGTAAAACTAAAATTCTATATCCAACCGGTTCTGGTAACTGGTCTTCTACATCTTTAATATTTTTTTCGTCTAATCTTATTGCGTGAGGCTCTTCTTTTTTTTCAGCTTCGTATTTGTCTTGAAGACCTAACTTAATTTTTGGTACTTCCTTGTCCGATGTCGATAACGTTTCCTTGCTCATTTTTTTGCTCCTTTGGTTCTAGCAGGTTAGAGATTTCCTGTAATGTTAATTGGTAAGCGTGTGCTTGTCCTAGCATATACTTATATTTTTCCATACTGTCAACCCCACCAGTAATCATACTGTCTCCAATTTGTTGTAGAGTTGCATTAAGTGTTTTCTTAAGTTTATCTATTAGTATTAAATCGTCCATTATAATTTAAACTCCTGTAATGTTTTTAATTTTTCTTCAGCACTAGCAATCTTTTCAATTAACTTATCCACTTCATCAATATGTTGTGGATGTTCTCCAATACCCACACTGTGTTCTAGATAAATTTTAAGAGTTGCATCTGCTTCAGAAATTTGTGCATTATATCTATCTTCTAATGCTTCAAGTATTATTTGTCTCATCTCTTTTTCCTTTTCTTTTTTAAAAGTTTAACTCTTGTATGCCAGCACCATTCAGTAATTTTTATAACACCTGTTTCTACAAAAGAAACCGCATCATCAAGTTTAGCAAAACAGTTATAAATAAATCGATCTAGCACTTCCACCTTTTTCTAGCCTGACGTAGTCTAGAATTAGGATCTCTTGCTGCTTTAGGAAATTTCTTCATTTGACCTGCACTTCTTGCGCAGTATGATTTTCGCCTGTTAGCGGCAGCGGACCCTTTTTTAACTTTACCAGTCACAGCTGTTTTTAATTTAGAACCGGGATTTTTTCTTCTGTAGGCAGCGACACCGGCTCGTGTCATACCTGCTCCAGACTTTGTAGGTCTAAAGTTCTTTTTGTTTCTTGCAGGCATATTGTCTTGTTTTCGCATTACAACATTCCTTTATAATATTTTTTTAAACTTGGATTTGAAACTTGTACTCCACCTAAACTACCATCTATGTAGCTACCTCTATAAGTTCTTTGTGCTTGCCCTATCATACCACCATCTTTAGCAAATGTTTTAACGTTAGTTGGTTTAGGTCCTTTGTTACTTACTGCTCTTTTTCGTCTGACAGCACTCGCCTTTTGCCCACTTGTCATTCGTGTGGCTTTTGCAAGTGGGACGCATTTTGGATATTTCCTTTTGCTTCCCTTCGATCTCCCGCACGGTTGATACTTGCCGTTCTTCTTCGGAGCTCCAATGTCCACCCATTTCTCGTCCAACCATTTTTTTAATCCACTCATTAAACCATTTTTGTTTTTTTACGTCTATTAGACATAACCTTACCACATCCTCTTGCAATAAAACCGCCATCAGCTTTTTTAGTTCTACCTACTTTGCCTTTGCAATATTTGGATGCCCAAATATTTGCATACGCACTAGGATAAACATCAAACTTTTTTTTCGCGGCAGCTTTACCTGCAGGACATAGTTTAGCCATTACTTCTTCCTTTTTTTAACTCTACCACCTTTTTTCATATAGCCCATTTTAGCGACTACTTGAGGTGCTTTCTTTTTTAATTTAGCAAGACCAGGTTGCTTCTTTGCATCTATTTTTTTCATTATGCTTTGTTCCTTAATTTATTTAAAGTCATAGCAAATCTAGCACGTTGTCCTAGTTTGCCTTTTTTCTTCGCAGCGGCTTTTAATTTAGAAGCTGGAATCTTTTCGCCTTTCTTTATTCCTAAAGACTTACGTAAAGCTCCCGGCTTTTTAATTGCCTTCTGTATGAACTTTTGTCGAGCCATAAACTACTTGTTTATTTTGCCAGACTTTTTAGCTTTAGAACCAAACTTACCATAAGACTCATCTCTTGAATCTTTTAATTGTTTTTTAGTTCTTTTCTTTTTTATTCTCATTGCGATAGATTCATCTTTTCTATCTTTGTAACCCTGTTTTTTCTTTTTAACAGAACCACCTTTTTTATACATAGCGCCGCCTTGCATACCCATATCGTCTTTGTAGTAACCAGACATCATATCTTTTCTTGCGTTAGACATTCCGCCCATTGCTTTTTTTACTCTGCCGCCAGCCTTCATTGGATTAGCGACTTGTGTGTTAAATCTTCTATTTGGCATTATTTTTTTCCTCCGTTTTTAAAGATCTGTGTACCCTTAATTCCAAAAATTGATCCGACGACTAAAATCCAAAGGGTACTGAACCAAGTCGGCAGTGCCGCGAAATGTTCGAAGAAAGTTTTCACTTTATCGAGAGCGCCAGGATCCTCCGAGAAGACTCCCCACGCGAGCACAATTATTGGCGCCGACAAAATTAACAAAACGAACTCGTCCTTGTAATCATTTTGACGTGCCTCTAACAACTTGCCTTGGTAAGCTTCCTCACCTCGAGCCTGTCGTTCTGCGTGCAACAGTTGAGCATCAGACATCGCGACTTTTGCCTTCTGCTTGTTAGCATAAATTTTACTACCAGCAGAGACGGCTAATTTAATTGCCGATAACCACATACTAGTACCAAGTTGCTTTTACAGGTTTTTTGTCAGGTCTCATTCTCTTTGTGCCTCTAACGTCAACCGTTTGTGATGTAAACGGGTCAGTCATTTCCACAGGAATCCCACCTTGTTGCTCACCTTTAGAGTTTGCACCAAGTTCAGGAACAATTTTTACATTGTCTCGACCTTTGTTTGTTTTTTTAACCATAGTTTTCTCCTTAATTGGGTTTATATCTATTTTTTTCCGAAGTTTCTACCAAAATCGTGAATTTTGCTTTGGTCTGCCATTGATTGTTTAGCTAATGACACGCCTGCACGCAATCCAGCAAGATCTGCTTCTTGTTCAAGCTTCGCTTCTTGATTTTCTTGGTTCATAAGAGCTTTCATCTTGTCAAGATTTAATCTTTCTTCACCTTCTTCTTCTTTTCTTTGATTATCTTGCGCTCGAAGATCCATTTCTCTACCTTTTAGTCGTAGTAATGGGTCTCCACCATACTCACCCATAATTTTTTCTTCTTCTTTAGCAAAATCTTCCTGCATTTCTGCAATTAACTTCGCTTTTCTAGATTCAATTTGGTTTGTAATCTGTTGTAGACGTTGTTGTGCCTGCATTACTTGTGGATTTTGCATCATACCTTGCGCCATTGCAGGATTTGCAGCACCTGCTGCTTGCATTTGTTGTTGAATCATTTGTACTTCTTGTAATTCTTCAACAAATTCTAGTTGAACTTGTTCTTGTGCCATTAAACTAATGTGCTCTAGTATATTTTTTTGTAAAGCAGCCATTGCACCAGGATTATTTTGTGTTTGATTTAATCTCATAAAGTTTAAATGCGCATCGATGTGAGCTTTGTGGTCTTGACCAGGAAACGCTTGATATGGTTTCATACTCATTGCCATAATATGTTCTAATGCTGGGTCCATTGGCATTGGTGCTGCAGGTGGTGGTAGAATTGCATTAACATTTTTTACCCCCAGCGCGTCATACATAGATCTATATGCTTGATACAGATTATGTATTCGAGGATTCGATTGCGCCAGTTGTAATTGAGATTGAGCTAACGATATTCTTTGCGTCTGTGAGAAGATGTTTGGATCTGCTACAGGTAATATATCTACTCTATCATCAAAGTCTTGAACCTTAATTTCTCTAGATGCACCAGGTACATCATAAGGATAAACAGGTGGTAAATAACTTTTAAATACTTCTGCTAATAATTTAAATTCTTGTTTAAGTCCAACATACAATCTTTTATGTATCGCTGACATTACCCGCGATCCACGTTCCAATAATGCAACAGTTGTACCAACTGCAGCGGCTTGGTTCATATCACCCACTTGTGAATCTGCGATGCTCGCGAATCGTTGACCTGCTGACACCACAACACCCATTAATGAAAGTAATGTTTGGTCGGGTCCTTTAAAAGGTAAAGTCATAAACTGATCTTTGATATTGCCTCCCGGAGCGTCGACGTCTCTAAACTCACCAGGTTGTAATGGTTGTGCATCATCTCTAACTCTAATACCACGAGATTTAAATCCTGCTGGTAAGTTTGCTAAAGTTCCTGCATCTAGTAATTGTCTTAAAGCTGCTGTTGCAGTTCTAGTTAAACCACCAATCATATGAATTAAACCGAAACCATAGAAACCAGTTCCTGGTAAAAATTTAAATTGTACAAAGTAATTTATTTTTTTCTTTAATGGATCTTCGGATGCATAGTTTCTTCTAATAGATAAAACTTTATGACCTGCTTCAGATAAAGTTACAACGTAAGGTAATTTAATTCCTGTTGGTTCTTCACCGGCATCTAAATCTTCATAACCTTCTAAATCTAAATTAGTATGAATTTCATAAAGTGTGTATTGATCTTCTTGACCATCTTTTTGAATTCCCTCAAGTTCTAATTTTTTATCTTGTAGTTGATTTTGTGTAACAGGAGGAGAACCTAATTCTATATCTCTATAAAATCCAGCGACTTGTTGTTTTCTTAATTCATTCTCTGACATTTTTATAACGTGAATTACTGCCTCTGCATCATCTAAACTGTTTGCAGAATAAGGTACAATTAAATCTTCTGCAGGTACAAATTTAGAAACCGCTCTACCTAAAAGATCGTCATAATAAACTTTCTTAAAGGTAGATCCGGATAGAGGTAAATAAAATAACATTTGGTCAAACTCTGGTTCATATTCTTTCATCTGATCCATAATTTGATAATTCATAAAATCTTTAACACGTTTACCTTGTTCTTCTTTAGCCACACTTGCATCACCCATAACTTGAGTTCTAACCGGGCCGTCTGATGGTAATAATTCTTTGTAAGCTTGTGCTTGAAATTGTGTAACCGCTTCAGCAAGAACAGGATGGTTTACACCACTAGCTCCTCTAAAAGGTTCTGTTCGTCTTTCATACTTAAATCCTAAAAGATCTAAACCGTTTCTATAAGTTTCTTCCCAATCTCCACGAGATTCTTTGTACTCGTTGTATTGGTCAAATAGTTTTGAACCCAATGGATCTAAAATTTCTTCTCCTAAAAATTCTGCTAGGTTTTCAAAATGGTCTTCACCGCCTTCAGGACTTGCAGCTTTAGGGTCAAAAGAAACTTCTGCCCCACCTTCTTCAGTCATTTCTATTTCAACAGGTCCACCTTTAGTTTCAACTTCTTCTACGTTTTCTTTGATTGCCTCTTGAATTTCTACTTCACCTGGAACTTCAATGGTTGTTTTTGTATTCGGTAATGGTTTGTCTATTTCAGCCATTTTGTTAATCTATCCTCTTTTGTTAAATGTTTCAATCACTTCTTCTAGAAGTGCTGTGTTCTGTTGTTTTGGTTCTTCTAT